ATTATCTTTCCATTCTGCTCCAAAATATATTTCTGATGTTAAAACAATATCACTCTTTATTTCATCACTTGCTAAAATCAAAGTATTATCTGTATTTTTTTTTAAATACCATTGATTTTGAATAGGATTAAATTGTTTTATTGTTTTTGTTAATTTATCTGATAAAAACATATTAAACGAATCCAATTGATGTATTGATAAATTTTTATCTATCGTATTAAAATATGAATCAATTATATTCCATAATAAATTATTGATTGTTTTTGGTTCTTGTTCAAAACTTTCTGTTGTACTCATTTTTATATTTTATAAAGATAAATTTTTTTTATATATTAATTAAAATTAATTTTCAATTTTATTTAATTGATATAATAATAAATATGGAATAAATATTTTTAAAGATTCATCTATATTACTGATTTCTTTATTTTTTTTTATTTTTAGTTTATAATTACCCAGTAAAGAATTTATATTTTTGATATCATCAATAAAAATATCTGAATCATTATTTAATCTGTTTATATATTTAATATCTAAAATGTCTAAATTAATTTTTTTTATTTTATTTATAAAGTTTAAATAATTGAAAATTAAATTTATTAATTTTTTTTTTTGATAGTTTATTATATTTTTTTTATTAATTTCCATTTAAAATTTGATTTTATAATTTTAAATAATATTTTACACACAAAATGGAATTATTTATTAATAAATATAAACCACAAAATTTAGAAGATTATCCTTTTAATGAACAACAAATTAAATTTTTAATAAAATTATCTAATATTAATATTAATCTAATACCACATTTGTTAATTTCTGGTTTAGACATGGTCAATAATTTAAATATTATTGAATTATTTTTAAAAAATATATTTAAATTTAAAAAAATAATTTATAAAGATTTTTTAATTAATTATAAAAATATTAATTATAACATTAAACAAAATAATTTCTTTTATTTTATTGATGTTTTACATTTAAAAAAAGATTACTTAATTTTTCCTAGTTTTATTAATAATTTAGTTTTATCTAAAAATATTATTGATTCAAATTTAAATATTTCAAATTGTTCAAATACATTAAATAATATAATTATTATATATAATATACAAAAAGCAAGTGATAAATTTTTAAACAATTTAAAATCTATAATAAATAAAAAAAAAACAATAAAATTTATTTTAATAAATAAAAATAAACTTTTTAATAAAAAGTTTATGTCATTTTTATTTGAAATAAAAATTAATATTCCTAAAAAAATTAATATTTTTAATTATTTAAAATTTATAAGTAAAAATGAAAATGTAAGAATTTCAAATAAAGAAATTAATAAAATTATTGATTCTGAAAAATTATTATATAAAAGTATTACTGTTTTAGAATTAAAATTACTAAATAATACTTTAAAAAAAAAATTATTAAAAAAAAGATCTTATAAAAATTTATTTAATGCCATTGAAAAAAAAGATATAACTAAAATTAAAGATATTTTGTATATTTTACTAAATTCTTTTAATGAAATAGAAATTATTATTACTTTACTAGATTATTTTAAAAAAAATAATAAAAAAATTATTAATATATTAGATAATTATACAAAAATTAATAATATAATAATATTAGAAAAAATTATATATGAAATTATTTTAATCATTTAAAAATAAAATCCAAAGAAAGAAATATTTAGCATAGACACCAAAAATATTATTTAAATATAATTTAAATAATTTAAAATAATTTTAAAATTTGATTTATAATTTATTTTTTTTTATTTAGATAAGTAAAATGACAAATTCAAAATCTATTAAATTTCAAATAATTGATTGGTATTCAGAAGATAAAGAAGTTTTTGTGGAAGAAGATTCCTCTACTCAAAATAGATTTACTATTATGATTTTTGGTAGAAATAAAAAAGGACAATCTGTTAGTGTTGAAGTATCAAATTTTGAAATTTCTTTTTATATAAAAATACCTAAACAATGGAATAAACAACAATTAGATACATTTAAAACATGGATAAAAAATAAGATTTATTATAAATCTTATAATAGTATAACTAATATATCTATTATTCAAAAATTTAAATTAAGAGGTTTTAATAATAATCAAAAATTTAATTTTGTTAAATTTAATTTTGCAAATAAACAAGCTTTTTATCAAGTTAGAAATTTATTTTTACAAAAACATTATAATCCAAAAATTAAAAGAGATGAAAAATTTCCTAAAAAAATTACAATTCAAAGATTAGTTAAAAATTATATTTTTGATTTATATGAATCAAATTTAAATCCATTATTAAGATTTATTCATTTAAGTAAAATTCAAAATTGTGGTGCTTCTGGTTGGATTAAAATACCAAAAAGAAAATATAATATAAGGAATAAGAAAATGACTACTTGTGATATTGATATAGTAGTTAAAGATTGGAGACATATAAAATCAATAAAAAATAATAAAATTTCAAAAATTAAAATTATGGCATATGATATAGAATGTGACAGTTCTCATGGAGATTTCCCTTTACAGAAAAAAGGTTATAAAAAATTAGTAAGAGAATTATTTACAGAATATTCCAGAATTTATAATTATATTAAAATATATGATAATGAAAAATCAAAAAAATACAATAAATATTTAGAAAATACTGAAAAATTTACATTTAAACTATTAAAATATGCTTTTAAAAAAAAAGGTTCAGAAGAACATAATATTTCAAAAATTTATATTAAAAAAAAAGCTTATACTGAAGATCAAAGATCTTATTTAAATAAATTACAAACACAAAAATTATTTTTAATAAATCAAATAGAAATAGTAACAAAAAAAATTAATTATTTTGTAAGTTTAAAATATAATAAAACAAATAAAACATTATTAAATCAACATATAGAAAAAGTTCAAGAAATTTGTGAAAATGAATTACCACCAGTAGAAGGCGACTCAATAATTCAAATCGCTTCTGTGTTTTTAAATTTTGGTGAAGATAAACCATATTTAACACATATATTAACATTAGATACTTGTAATCCAATAGAAAATGCTGTGGTTGTACAATGTAAAACTGAAAAAGAATTAATTTTAAAATGGAGAAAATTAACAATAGAACAAGATATTGATATTATAACAGGATATAATATTTATAATTTTGATTATCCATATATATGGGATAGAGCTACTGAATTAGGTATTCAAAAAGAATATTGTTTATTAAGTAAAATTTTAAATAAAAAATCTAAAGCAACAACAAGATTTTTATCAAGTGCAGCAATGGGCGATAATAAATGGACCGAAATCGATTCTTGTGGTAGAATTCAAGTTGATTTAATGAAAGTAGTTCAAAAAGATTATAATTTAGGTTCTTATAAATTAGATAATGTTTCAGCACATTTTTTAAGAGGTAAAATTAAAGAAATAATTAAGAAAACTGATGAATTAACAATATTAAAAACTGATAATATAAAAGGATTAGTAAAAGATAGTTTTATAGTTTTTACTTATCCTGATGGTCATACAACAGAAAAACATTTAAAAGGAAAAAAATATAAAATTAGTAAAATTGAAAATGATAAAATTTATATTAATAAAAAAATTAAATTAAAATTAAATAAATATAATTATGAATGGTGTATGGCGAAAGATGATGTTACTCCACAAGATATTTTTGATTTTCAAAAACAAGGTCCTGATAAACGTTGTATAATTGCTAAATATTGTATTAAAGACACACTTTTATGTATACATTTATTATTAAAATTACAAATAATTCCTAATTATATTGGTATGTCAAATGTATGTTTAACACCATTAAATTGGATTTTTACAAGAGGTCAAAGTATTAAAGTTTTTAGTTTAGTATCATATGAATGTATGAAAGAAAATTATTTAATTCCAGTTTTATATCCTGGAGAAAATACAGGTTTTGAAGGAGCCGTTGTTTTGCCTCCAAAATGTGGGATATATTTAAAACAAAGTTGTGCTGTTTTAGATTACAGTTCCTTATATCCATCATCAATGATAGCAGAAAATTTATCACATGAATGTATTTGTGAAGATGATAAATATAAAGGAGAAGAAGGTGCTGAATTATTAAAAAAATTAGGTTATAATTTTATAGATATTACTTATGATGTTACACAAAAAATAAAAAATAAAAAAATAAAAATAGGAGTTAAAACTTGTAGATTTGTTAAACCATTAAAAAAAAATAAAGAAGGTGTTCCAGACATAAATGGAAAAGTAATTGATACTGAAAGAGGTTTAATGCCAAGAATTTTACAAAAATTATTAAAAGCAAGAAAAGATACAAGAAAAAAAATTAAATATAAAACAATTAAAACAAAAAATAATAATGAATATATTGGTTTAGTTTCAGATAATGATGATACTAATAAAATTATAATAGATGAAGAAGGTAATAAAAATATTATTAAAAATATTGATATTATAAGTATAAAAGATACATATAGTAAGTTTGAACAAAATATTTTTAATGGTTTACAACTTTCATATAAAATTTGCGCAAACTCTCTGTATGGAAGTTTAGGGGCTTCAACGAGTGCTATTTCCTATATAGATATAGCAGCCAGTGTTACTGCTACTGGAAGAAGAATGTTAGAATGGGCTGCTGATTTTGCTTTAAAAACTTATAAAGATGTTAATGTTTGTGATTGTTATGTAAAAGATACGACTGTTGTTTATGGTGACAGTGTTTGTTCAGATTCACCAATTTTAATTAGATATCCTAATGGTAAAATATCAATTAAAAAAATAGAAACAATAGCGAATGAATGGAAATCATATGAAGAATTTAAACCATATGATACTAATAGAAAAGAAAAACAACAAGCATTAACAACTTTTGAAGTATGGACAAATGGAAAATGGTCCATAATTAAAAGAGTTATACGTCATAAAACTCAAAAGAAAATATATAGAGTAATTACTGATAATGGTATTGTAGATTGTACTGAAGATCATAGTTTATTATCATCCTTATGTAAAAAAATAAAACCAAACGAATGTGAAATAAATAAAACAGAATTATTACATTCTTTTCCAACTACATTTAAAGAATTTGACTGTAAAATAACACCAGAACAAGCATTTAAATTAGGTATGAACTTTTAAATTAATAAAACTATTATTATATTATAAAAATTAATTATATTGTAATATAATAAATCAAAATGGAATTTAATTATATTGTAAATCCAAAATCTGGTAAAAAAGTATCTATAGATAGTAAAATAGGCACAAAAATTTTACTTAATTATGTAAATCTCATAGGTGGTAAAAGGGAAAAAATATCTATAAGAAATAAAAAAATAGGAAAAAAAGGAGGTGCATCTAAACAAGAATTAAGTTTGGATAAAATAATTGAACCATGGGCACATCGCGTAGATACTTATGTTAAAGAGGATGTCGGGGAAGAAGAATATATCTGTTCTAATAGAGCAGCTAATTTAAAAGTCGGACCAAGAGTTATTGCATATGACAAAGATAGAAGAAGTATGGTAAGTGTGGCAGGCACTGTGTTGAACGAATTTCCTGAAGAAGTTACAGACTCAGTTGCCGAGGACATAGCGGGGCTTGCTGTGAAAATTAGCAGAGCGGGTCTTTTCCACAATGACTTCCATGCTGGAAATATTGTCTATATAAATAATATACTCGTAGCAATCGATTGGGAAGATTCTGAAACATCAGATCCAGATAATTGGGTTAAATCATCATGTGCTATGGTCCGAAAGATTATAAAATTACCATGGATAGACCAATTAGTTAGAGTAGACGAATTAATAAAAGCTCAAACTTTAGATATAGATGCAGATGAACGAGATGTCTTGAGACAACGAATGGAAGTATTGCTCAACCGCAAAAATGTATTTAGTAAAGGGAGAAAAAAGATACGTATTGCTTTGGAAAAAATAATTCGTTCTATCACCGGTGACAAAAACTATCAATGTATCGACCCTTTCATCGCCATAAGAAAGATGGGTAGAGAGAAGCTGAAAGCACACATGCAGGCGTTTAGGAAAAGAGCACAGGCTAAAAGATTAGCAAAGAGCCATCCCCCCCCGGCATGCGCGGTGTCTTAACAGCACTTCAAATCTCAAATCTCCACCAAAAGAGTAAAAAAAAAATACTTTGACTTTTTCTACCAGAACAAGCATTTAAATTAGGTATGAACTTTTAATTAATAATAAAAAATTAAATAAATTGTTTTAAAATTTTTAATAATTTAGTATCCCAATTGTTTTTATTATTATATACATCTTCCTGAATACAAGTAATTAGTTTAATTCCTTTTTGTTTTGCTTTTTTTTCTTTATATTTATCTCTTAATTGTTGTAATAATGGTGGTTTCCAATTCCAAACTTGAACAAAATGTTGACATCCATATAATTCAATAATTAATTTTTTGCCATTTTTAAAAACTAATAAAAAATCATAACGATATTGATATTTTCCATTTTCTATTTTTTTATTTTTTAAAAATATATATTTTGTAGAACACCATATTGGAGAAAACTCTCTTTCTATGTTTGTGATAAAATCTAATTTTAGCAACCAATTATATAGTTTTAATTCAGTTTTATTTTTACAATGTGGACACCAAATAAATCTATATTTTCTTGTAATATCTGATAATCTTGTAGTAAAAGAATGATTACAAACATTACAATCAAAAATATATTTTTTATCACTTGATTTAAATAATTCTCTTGGAGTTATTTCATTTTTTTTAATATTAAAACAGTCAATTTTTAATTTGTTATTAACAGTATCTTTAAAACTTGCAAACGATTTATCAAAACAACTAATACATTTTTTATTATCACATAATATTTTATTATTACAAAATGGACACCAATGATTGTTTAAACTTGTAATATTATTTAACGATATAATAAATGAATGTTCACATTTTTTTTCATCACATTTGAACCAAAATTTTTTATTAGTTCCTTTAAAAAAATTTATTGGTGTTAAATTATTATTTTTTTTTAAATCCCAACAATCTTTTTTAAAACTTCCATTTTTAGTTTTCCCTTTAAAACTTGCAAATGTCTTATTAAAACATACTAAACAATTATTAATATTACATAATTTTTGAGCTGGAATACAACAATATGAACACCAGCTACCATTATTTGTAATATTTTTAATATTTGAATTAAAAGAATGTCCACAATTTTTATCATCACATTTAAACCAATATTTTTTGCCTGTTGATTTAAATATATTTTGAGGTAATATATTATTATTTTTTACTTTATCCCAACAATCTATTTTTAAATTTCCATTTTTAGTAACCTCTTTAAAACTTGCAAATGATTTATTAAAACATTGATTACAATCTTCTTTATCATTGCATAATTGCTTATTAGCACAAAAAGGACACCAATTATTTAAAATTGTAATATTTGCAATATTTGAAATAAAAGAATGTTCACAATTTTTTTCATCACATTTAAACCAATATTTTTTACGAGTTGATTTGAAAATATTTCTTAGTGTTAAATTATTATTTTTTATTAAATCCCAACAATCTATTTTTAAATTTTCATTTTTTGTTTTTCCTTTAAAACTTGCGAATGAGTTATTAAAACATTGAATACATTCTTTATCATCACATAATTTACCATTATATTTAGCACAAAAATGACACCAACTACCATTATTTTTTTTAGTAATACTTTTAATACATAAATTAAAAAAATGATTACAATTTTTATCATCACATTTAAACCAATATTTCTTATTAGTTCCTTTATAAATATTGCTTGGTGTTAAATTATTATTTTTTATTAAATCCCAACAATCTATTTTTAAATTTTCATTTTTTGTTTTTCCTTTAAAACTTGCGAATGATTTTTCAAAACTAATAATTTTTGTAGATTTTTTAATATATCTTTCTCTTTGTTTTTTATTAAAAACTTCTCTACAAGGTTTACATCTTGTAAAATAATTTTCATTATCACTTTTTTTATCAAAATTAGATATTAATAAACTTTTTTTGCATCCATTGCAGTAATTGTATATTTCCATTTTTATTAAATATCAAATAGTCTTTAAATATTTAAAAATGTTTCGCTAAAAATTAGTTAATATTTAAAAAAAAATATAATAAAAAAATAAATTTAATATATTTTTTAAAAAATTTGATTTAAAAATATAATTAATTTATTTTTATAATATTAAAATGTCAATTGAAATAATTTTAAATTCTAATAAAAAAATTAGAAAAGCATTTTTTAAAGGATACTATAAAAAAAATGGTAGAATTTCAAGTAATTTTGGTTTAGATAAAAAATTATTTTTTAAAGTTAAAAATAAATTAAAAATGCAAATATTATATTATATATGTAAATCATTAGGATATAAAAATTTATCAATATCTTTTAAAGATAATAATTATTATATAGAAAGTGTTAGTAAATATAATAAAAATCCAAATATTATTAAAAAAATGTATGAATTAAGAGATACCAAAGAAAATGAATTTGTGTATGATTTAGAAACAGAAACTGGTAATTTTCTTGCTGGAATTGGGCAGATTGTAGTCAAAAATACTGATTCTGTCTTTCTAAAATATAATGCATTTGATAAGAAAAATGGTAAATTAATTACAGGAATTGACCATGTTAAAAAATCAATACAAATTTCTATGGATATGGAAGATAAAATTCATAAATTAAAAAATTGGCAAAAACCACAATATTTGGAATATGAAAAGGTCTTCTATCCGTTTATATTACTATCAAAAAAAAGATATATTGGAAATAAATATGAAATGAACATTCATAAATTTAAACAAACATCTATGGGTGTTGTAACAAAAAGACGAGATAATGCTCAAGTTTGTAAAATATTTTATGGTGGTATATTAGATATTATTATGAATGAAAAAGATATTAATAAGAGTATTAAATTTTTACAAAGTAATTTAATTAAATTAATTAATGGTAATTTTGATATTAGTAAATTTATTATAAGTAAAACTCTTAAAGGATTTTATAAATGCCCCGAATCAGTCGCTCATTATACATTGGCAAAAAGAATAGAAGAAAGAACAAATATTAAAATTCCATCAAATACAAGAATTCCTTATGTATTTGTTAAAACAAAAAATACAACTAAAAAAAAACTGTTACAAGGTGATAGAATAGAAGATCCAGATTATATTATTAAGAATAAATTAAAAATTGATTATACTCATTATATTACAAATCAAATTATGAAACCAGTTTGTCAAATATATGCATTAATTATTACAGATTTAAAACAATTTAAACATGATAATGAATATTTTTTAAGAAAAGAAAAAAGTTTTAAAATAGAAAATAAAACTGAAACTTATATAAAAACAAAAATACAACAATTAAAAACAAATAAAGTTAAAGAATTATTATTTGATCCTATAATGAAACAAGTATCATATCATGATGCTGCTGTAACATGGGGCGCCTGGGGCTTTAAAATGACTTAATAATATTAATTTTTTTTTATTTTAAAAAAAATAATTTTATTTTTTTTTATAAAAATAATAGTAATTTTTTTATCTTTTAATTATATATATATTAAATGAAAGTCTTAAAAATAACTATACTATTAATTTTACTTTTATGTTTTGTCAAAATGTCAAAAGAAAAATTTTTAACAAAACAACAACAACAACAAAAAATATTACGGGGGGCCGACAACAGAGATTGTGCAGAACAAAGTCTTAGAGTTCACGTTGGTAATTATGACAGCGTTCAGAAGTGTGGAGAAGCTGCTAAGTCCAAAGATTGCAGTGACACATTTTTCTATGCTCCGAAAAAGGGTTGGTGTAAATGCGAATCCAAAGAAGGTAAATGCACACTGAAGAATAGCCCTGATTATAACCGGTATCGTCTAGAATCAACACAACAACAACAACAAACCCTACAAGATGTTAAATTAAATTCTCTTGATGAAGAATGTGGTTCAAGATATAGGAAACCTGAAACAGCGATAGAATGTAAAGCTGCTGCTGAAAAAGCAGGTTTAGTATGGGGTCAAAATTATAATAATGATAAAAATTGGGCTCATGGTTGTTTTGAACATCCTCTATATAAGAAAGTCTATTTTAATAATAGACCTGGTGCTACTACAGGTGCGATGGTAAATGAAGGTGATGGAGCTAAAAAATTATGTGAACTTGAAACCGTTTCTATAGCTTCTAAGCAACAACAGCAACAGCAACAACAGAAGAAATGTTGGATCAAAATGCCAACCGGCTGCGGTAAAAATCTTCGTGAAACCAACAACCCGGGGGTTTGGTTTGTGGACCCTAGTAACAAAGGAACCGCGTGCGAGGGCTCTCGTAAGACTGCTTTCAACAAATTCTGCTCCAAATCTGACGCGATGAACTACTGGGGAGCTTCGCCACCAGCTTCTAAGCAAGAACAGCAACAGCAGAAAGTAGTTCAACAAGTAGGGGGAGCACAAACACCACAGCAACAACAACAACAACGGCAAGAAGCACCCAATGCAGGTGCATCAGCAGAGTACTGCGTGCCCGTCAAACGTTACCGGGACATGGAGGGCACGGAACAGGACTCCGATTACAATATTTGGAAGACCAGATGCACGAGCCTTGGAGTCGGACCCTCGTGCGCTGAAACGAAGGAATGGACCGTGGGGTCGGGCGGCAGGTGCGAAATAGAGGAACTTCCCTCCTCAACCGACGGACCAACCATCGTCGATGGTGTGGCAGCAGCAGCAGCAGCAGCATTAGCAGAGCAACAACAGCAACAACGACGACGGCAAGAAGCAGCTGCAGCAGCAGCATTAGCAGCAGAAGAAGTTTCTAAGAAACAACAGCAACAACTGCTTGTGCAACAACAGCAACAACGGCAAAAACAACGACAATTGCTAGCGAAACAACAGCAACAACGACAATTGTTAGCAGTAGCAGCAGCAGCTTCTAAGAAACTACAACAGCAACTGCAACAACAACAACAACAATCAACACAACAAATTGTATCACAAGATCAACAAAAAGTTGGACAACAACAACAAATAGATTTACAAAACGAACAAAATCAAGATATTAAACCAGTTGATTCTTGTGATAATATTAGACAAAAATGTTGTAATATAGCTGAAACACATGGATTTATACCTACAAAAACTTGGGGTACTGTAGGTGAACCAGAAAAAAAATTTGCTATAAATAATAATTGTGATACAGTAGTAGGTGGTAGTGGATTAACAAAGTGTCCTTATACTTGTGATGGAAAACCTCAAATTACACAATTACCAGAAGTTTTACAACAGCAATCACAAGTTCAACAAAAAAAACCTGATATTCCTCAAGTTGTACAACAAATAATGGATCAACAACAACAAATGCAAGTATTAACATCTCAACAACAAATACAACCACAAATGCAACAACAAATGCAACAACAAATACAACAACAAAAGCAACAACAATTACAACAAATACAACAAATACAACAAGACCAAGAACAAATACTACAGGACATTGCTCCTGAAAATATTCCACAATTTACATCTGATGTTGGTGTAAATTCAATAAATTCTTATTTAAATCAAGTTGATATTAATCAAAAACAACAAAATATTTTAGGTTTACAAAATAATAATCAAACAAATATCAGAAAAGTAAAATATTTAGAGGAGATAACCCAAAAGTTTTCTAACAATATTCATATCTTTAAATGGATAATAAGAGTATTATGTGTATTCATAATATGTTTATTATCTTATAAAATATTAAAAAAAAATATATAATCATTTATTTTTATAAATTTTAAATGTTTTATTAAATTTTTGTTGAGCAAAACTTAAATGTTTTGTTTTAAATGTATTTATATTTATTTTAATAAATTCACCATTATAATCAGTAAAATATATTTTAGTAAATCCAATTTCTTTTAATTTTTTATAGCAATCTTTACAAGGTGCTGAGAATGTAAAATTAGAATTTTTATTTGAAATTCTTAAAATATATATTTTACATTTATTTATTATTCTTTTTTTTTTATTTTTATTTGTAATTTTTTCTAATATACAATTATTAAATTTAGTTATAGCTGACATTTCAGCATGTTGACAACATTTAATCATTCCTAAAAAACTGGTTCTAGGATTATTATACCCTTTAGCAATAATTTTGTTTTTTTTAACAATAAAAGCAGCATGTTTTGAATTACAAGGAGATTTACTGGCTTCTTTTATTCCTTTTTCTTTAATAGATTTCAACATTAACAAAAACTAATTCCCTAAATATATAAAAAATCAAATTTTTAAATAATGTTTTTTTAATGAGAATATGCTAAGCCAGCTAATCCACTTAAAATTCTTAATACATTATAATTAATTCCATAAATTCTAATATTAGCTGTATCTTTATTTCCTTTTGAATTGATAAATGTTTTACTTGTTAGTTTTAAATTTAAATATGTAGTATTTATTTTTGACATATTTAATGTTCCAGATGGTTGATGATCTTCTGGATTTAAAGCAAACGAATAAACATTTATTCCTGTTGGTGGAATACCAGTATGATGTTGAAATGGTTGTACTAAATTAAAATATCTGCCATTTCTAGGATTAAATCTATTATTTCCATTAATTTGTAAAGATGCTGATAAAACTGGATTATAACCATTGTCATATACATTAATATGATTGGTTAAATTTGTTATTCCAGCTCCTGTAACTGCTTGTAATGTAGGAAGAGTGTTGGTATTAAAGATTCTATATTTGCTAGTATTATTAGCATATTCATTTCCATAATTAGCAGTAGCTACAGATGTATTTATTCCTGTTAATTGACTAACTAAAATTGTTGAATTTGTTGTTAAATTAAATCCTAAAAAACTAGTAATAGTATGTTCTTTATTTATATCCGTATCATCAATTGTACCAGATATACCAGAAATATTTATAGTTCTATGAAAAGTATTCCAAAAGGTATTTACATCATTTGTATCTAATAATTTAATAATTAAAAAATTATTTGAATCAGAAGTAAAAGCATCTGAAGGTGATAAAGATACTAAAACAAGATTATCTATAATATTATCTACTAAATCAATAATTTTTGTTGTTCCTGAATAATCACCTATTGTACTTTTAAATGTGTTACTTAATCCACCAATAATTTCAAATGTCATATTATTATAAATATCATCAGTACTATCGGCTATAGAGTTTAATTTTAAAGTATTTTGATCAAGTGCTGAAGTTAATGTTGATTCATGGTAAATAGTAAAATCATTACCATATGCAAAATTTGAGGTATTTGAAATATTATTAATATGAGAATTTATCATACCATCTCCATAAGGATCATTTACAATTCCAGTACCAAATGTATTATCTAAAGAATCAGTAAAATTAAACCATTGTTTATTTTTTAAAACTTCATTTTTTTGAATAACCCAAACAAGTTCTTTAACAGGATGTGTAAAATTAATTTTTACTAATTCCTCAGTATTATTTATTTTGTAATTAACAAATTGTAATTGTTCTATTAAATATTCATGTGCAGTTTGTGCGAATTGTCTTCTTTCTTCTGTATCTAAAAATATATAATCAACAAATAATGAAGCTTTTAATTTAATTAGAGAAGTATCTACATTTTCTGGAAAACAACAATTTAATAAAGATTTAAATTTTACATTTATATTTACTTTATGATATTGCAAAGATATAAGAGGTAATGCAAGTCCTGAATTTCTACAAAACCAAAATTGTAATGGAACATATAAAGTACAACTTGGAGTTTTATTTGTTTTCATTGTAAGAGCTGGTAAATTGCCAACTAAATTAGCATACCCAGTTTTAAGTGTTGGTTTTTGTGATAGTTCATTCCATACATATAACCATTCACCATAATGTTTATCAATTTTTTGACCACCTATTTCTAATTCAACATAATCTATCATAACATTACCCAACCAATTTACCCATCTAAAATTTTTTCCATCAATATTATTTAATTCAATTTTTACATATATCTTATGAATAAGGTCTCCTTGTCTTTCAATTACACAAGTTGATTTTCTATCAAAATCAACTTGACCATTAAAAGATTGTTCTATTGATTCAATTGAAAAATGTGTATATCGTTTATAAACAACTTTAAAAAAACTAATTTGAGGGTTACCTGTAAGATGTTTATCTTGGGCGCCATATACCACTAATTGCATTAATCCACCACCCATAATTTTAATATATTATATAACAAGAGAAAAAAAGTAAAAAATTATCTTATACTTAAAGATTTTATTTAATAATAAAAATATAAAAAGTAATAATGTCAATGTTTCGTGATCCAAGTCCTAAGTTTAAAAAAAAACCAATAGATACAAGAATAACTTTAGATGCGATTCATGATAATCACTTAAAAAAATTTAAAATTAAAGAAAAAAAATAAACAAAAAAAAAAAAAATACAAAAAAAATAAAAAAAAAAATTTTTAAGATTAAAAAAAAAAAATAAAAAAAAAAAAAAAAAAAAAAAAAAAAAAAAAAAAAAAAAAAAAAAAAAAAAAAAAAAAAAAAAAAAA